TTGCTGTAAGAACAGGAAGCCGTAGGCGCGATTGCAAAGGCACGGGACATGTTTGCAGCTCGTGCGATTTGTGCTGCGATTTCAATCGACTTAGCAAGTTCAGAGACCAGGAGATAGGCAGGGGTATATTGCGGAGTATGATTGAAGTACTGCTCAAGGGCAAGACCAAACTCCTTGTATGTCACCTTGTTCTGGCACAGGAAGTTAGCAAGACCAAGAACACCAAGGCCAACCTGACGATCAATTTCAGGGGCAAGGTACTCACCGGTATCACCAACACCAGTCTTAGAGTGAAGTTCGATCAGGCTGCTCATGCCTTCTACGAAAGCAGGGGTAAGATCTTCAAGCTTACAAGCACCCAGATTAACATGCTGGAGTAGACAAGTGCCCCGGCTAGGCAGATAAACTTCAAGGCAGACATTTCCATAGATGCGGTTGCCGTTTGAATCGTGGCGGATCTTATTGAGCCAGAGGTCACCCTTCTTGATGCCGTCAAGGGTTGCTTCAATCAACTCATCAGAAGCATACTTAAGGAAGTTCTGGTCTACATTGAGACACCGCTTGACCCAGGAAAGATCTGAACGGGAAGCAGTAATGAATTCAATAGCATCAGGGTGCGTATAATCGAGGTGACACACTACAGCCCCATTTTTATAAACGCCCCCACGCCTTAGGGTTTCATTAAGGGCAGAGTAGATTCGGGCAAAGGAGACGGGGCCAGATGCTGTAAGTCCTTTTCCGTTTTCATTCCCACGAGGACGGAGCTTACTAAGGTGAACAGCAACGCCAGCTCCATTACGAAGAGCGTGGGAGACGAAACGCCAGGAAGCTTCAATTCCCTCAGGCCCTTCCATAGTGTCTTCCACAACGAAGACCGTACAGCTGACTGGGAGGCGGGACTCTGGGTTATCGATCCAGTTTTGGACACGGCCGGTGCGAGCAATGAGGTTAGGGGTGGAAGACATTGGTGTCAGATGAGATCGTCGAGAATAGGAGGTTGGTAGTTTGGGCCCTTGAGTACTTTACCATCTGCTCGGCGGAGGGGCTTTCCATCGACCAGCTTTGACATATTGCTTTCAAACACGCGCCGCATGGCCACGTCTAGGTTCCAGCCACGAGCAGCAGCATACTGGTAGCAGACAAAGACCAGATCAGCAAGTTCTTTAAGCTGTTCTTCCTTTGTAACACCATCCAGTTCTGTTTCAAAGGCGTCCCTTAGCTCGTGGTACTCCTCCTCAATCAACTTAAATTGAAGTTCGTAAACGGTTTCGTCGGGGGTGTTGAGTGGTTGATCCATCGCCTGTCGGAAGGTGATGGCCTGTTGGAGCAGCGAAGCGTTGTGCATTAGTTGCGAGACTCAGAGATGGCTTTGATCTTGCGATCTACATAGGCCTTTACCTTAAGCCAGTCATCCATTTCGGATTCGTAGCTTTTGTGGCCTGCGCGGCAAATGTACTTGACGCAGTTACCAGAAAGATAATCAAGACCTTGATCAACTATGAAATCCCAAACCTCAATCTTCCCGCGTTGGTAGTGACTCGGGCTGTACTTGCTCATTGAAGAATTCTTTGTAGGCTGGGTTGTTTCGGATTTGCCAGAGACAGTATTCGTTCCAGAGTTTTCCAACTGGTCCTCTTGCTCTGTCGAGTCGAAGTCTGATTCCAAGAACTGTTTGATTGTATCGTAGTGCAATCCAGACGGGAATTCCCCTGAGGATGAGGTCAACGGCATGGAAAACGTTCCGATCAAGGACATAGATAATTGTCAGTACAAGGCCGATGTCTAATCCAATGAGGGCTGCGGTGGGGTCCATAGAATTGGTTCCTTGGTGGTGGAGTTGTACTCACCAGGCCGGAGGATCCGAGCAAGACGAGCATTCTTGAGGGCTTCATCGTATGTGAGGCCAGCCTTTTCATAAGAAGCCACGATGGCATCCCATGGATCCTCAGCCTTATCAAGGATCTTCTCAGCACCCTTCGCTCCAATACCAGGAACGCCCTTGTAGCCGTCTACGGGGTCTCCTGTGAGGCATTGCGTCCAGAACCAGTAGTCGGCCTCCTCAGGGGTCACGTTGACCTCATCTGTGCCGTTGAACAGGCGGCAGGCGATCTGCTTCATATCCTTGTCTGGACTGACCAGCACAAAGTTACTTGGATCAAGATGACACTCCAATCCAAGAGCATCATCAGCCTCCAGGTTTGGATAGCGAACTACCTTGTAATTCTGAGCACACCACTCTAGGAGTCGCTTGTACCCCACAGGCTTGCGTTTAGTGCGTTTTCCCTTGTAGTCGGGAGATACAACCTTACGGAAGTTCTTGCTGTCGGAGAAGTACAGAGTGATGTAGTTGGTGTCGAAGCGTTTTTTGAGGAGATTGATTTCCCCTTCAAAGATTTCCAGAACTTGCTTGAAGTTACTAGCGATTGTAATGAGGTCATCACCCCAGTCAAGTTCAGTTTCAGCAGATTGACAGGCACGGTAGGCATAGAAATCAGCATCGATGCGGAGGTGGGTATCAGTGACAGTCTGCCCAGGATGATCCTTCCTTTGCTTCTGAGGCCAGGGGGACCCTGAGTTTGTAGTACTCGCCTGCTTGGACGATCGACCATTCGAGTTGGAATTTGGCGTCATTGACTAGGTGCGGTTGAACAGCGAGTTGTATTTCGTCATGGATCCAGCCGAGCCATTGGTAATCAACGCCCCAAGCCCATCCAAGTTGTTGTGTTTGTTGGAAGGCAATAGCATTCCATCGCTTACAAACAATTGCTCCAGCGGATTGGAGAAGGTAGTTAAGGGCTGCGTGTCTCTTACCCTGAAGACGGATAGGACGACCATCAAGACCCTTCAGAACATCGGAATCTGCTCGTTTGTTGACGGCTGTGAGAAGCTGATCAAGACCAGGAATAGCCTCAAGAAACTTCTTGCGGATGTCCTTACCAAGAGCAGCAGCTTTCTTGTCATCAAGAGACTTGTCAAGTGATGTGCCTATCTTCTTATCGGATGCCCCATAAATGAAGGCATAAGTTAGCGTCTTAACATCTTTTCTTGAGCATCCAACCCGATCAGCATTTTGCTGATGAATGTCTCCATTAACGACAACATCCGCGAAAGCACAATTGTCATAGAAAGCAAGGTAGTGGCCAAGCATACGAAGCTCGAGTCCAGAAGCATCCGCACCAACCTGACGCATCCCAGCACCAGGACCAAACAAAGCACGGCAACGAGGATCAGAAGAAGTTTGACCCAAGTTAGGACGACTGTGCGCATTCCTACCCGTGTTGGTGGCAAGCTGACACGTGTGATGGATACGACCATCTTTAGTAACTGTTTTAAGCCAAGCGTTGGCTCCGTCACTAAGTTGTCCCAAAGCCTTTTGAAGTTCAAGGATTCGTCCGAATGTGGTGGCTTCTTCGGTGTTGATGCCTTTGAGGATGCCTTCATCAATCTTTGGTCGTCCAGTGTCAGTAAAGGTTTCTGGTTTCCACCCCCTCCAGGTCATGAAGGCCCAGCCGATGTGATCTCTGCTGGTTGGGTTGAACTCCTTTAGCTTTGTAAAGGGTGCGTCTTTGATGTACCCACGTGTTGCGTTAGGACGCTTAGGTGTCATCTGCCCACCATCTACATAAGCAAAGGTGGCCCGCATCTTATCAGCAAGCTCGTCCATTTCTGTTCTGAGAACGGACTCCAACTGCTGTGCCTTCTTAACATCAAATGGCCAACCAGCTGTTTCTTGAAGAGCCATGATCGCAGCCACGTCATGTTCAAGGCGAATGGAATCATTGAACTTGTTCAGCTTAGAGGAGAACAACTCAAATAATTTCACGCTGACATGAACATCCTGCTCACAATAGTCCTCCATTTCTTGGGACCATTCGGACCAGTCAGTCGTCTTACCAAATTCTCCTTTGTATTTTCCAAGGCGATAGCCCCAGGACTCCAAGGAGTGACGCCCATAAAGCTTACCTGGCATTCCAATAGGCTTCAGCCGATAGTCCCTGCTTAGAATGTCTGGAAAGAACATCCTACTCATGATTAACGTATCGAACGTCTCTGCCTTTGTTTGAAAGAACGGGTAAACTTCTTTGATAGCAGGAATGTCGAAGCCCACAATATTGTGGCCAACAAGAACATCTGCTGAGGCGAGGAGGTTGACACCGTTAGTGATTGAGTCAGCTGAACCTGTATCGTTGAATCGATAGATGTCGCCATTGTCCAAGTCTTTGACCACCAGACAATGAAGATGGGTCATGCCTTGACGAGGAAGGCCGTTGGTTTCAATGTCAAAGAGAAGTCTTAAGACCATGCGCCTGGCTCCTCACGGTCGAGGGTTGCTTGCGTAATAGCATCTGGACGGCCGCACTCTTCGCAGAAGTAACCGCTTGGGTCCATATCTGAGAAGAAAAAGGCGTCAGAACCGCAGGCACATACAACATGTTGATGCTCAGAAGTCGGTGTAGTCATCAGGTGTGGAAGCGGTTGATTTGTCATTGAAAGCAGCAGTGAGATCCTCCTTCATCCGTCCTGTTGCAGAATCAAATGCAATGGTACCAGCAGGGCCAGTCTGTCCATTAAATCGGTTCTTCAACACTCGGATGTTGGAATAGTTCTGACCAGAGGAAAGGTTACGCTCAAGGGCAATTACCATATCTGACAGCTGAACGATACTGTGACTGCCTCGAAGATGACCGAGGCTGACCTGTGCTCCATCTTCATGTCCCTTGTCATTGGCTGGCCGTTTGAGGTGACTGATAAGAATCATACCAATACCAGTTTCTTCCACAAATGAACGAAGTTTAGTCATGGTAAGATCTATCAATTTGCGCTCATCGTGAGACTCATTTCCAGACATGAGAATGGAGAGGTGATCAAGGATGATCCAGCCAACTTCTTTGGCAAGAGCCATGAATCGGCAGTCGGACAGAATTGCATCAGGGTCCACAGAACCAAAACCATCTCGCAAGTACACCCTGCCAGTTCCCAGGGAGGCATCGAACGCAGCCTTGAGATCTTCTTCAGGTAGTTCATTGTTGAGATGCAAAGGTTTGTTTGCCTTGACGGACATCAAGCGTAGAGCTGTGCGCTGAAGGTTCTCCTCCAGAGCAATGTATCCAACGCTATGACCTTGATCAATCAGTTTCTGGGCTACCTCACCACAGACGGTTGATTTCCCCACGCCTGAGCCTGCGGTAACCGTGACCAGTTCTCCTTTTCTAAGACCACCAGTAATGGAATCAAGAGCATTGAAAGGCCAATCAGCATCCCTACCATGAAGGGGACGGGTTGCCAGGTCAAAAAGATCGCGTCCGTCGATGACTGTCTTCGGAGCGTACTGTTTCTTATTCCAGAGTGCCTGTCTGATGGCATCATAGTCTTTGGCAATTACTGCTTCATTAGCATCCTTGTAAGGGGCGGTGGTTGCAATGAATAGTTTATCGTGTG